GTATGTTCGTGCAGGTAATGCTCAAACTTATGTAATTGATCCATCAGAAATGCAAGGAATTACAGTAGCGTTTACTTATGTAAATCGTCAAGGAAGAAACGAAACACTAACATTGGGATTAGAGTTACCACTTGCTGTATCTAACGCGCAAGTTAGAGAGCCTTTATCAGAAATTAAACAACGAGCACCTACTCGTTATTACACGCAAAACAGAATGGTAAACGGTGAAGACTACAACAACTTCCCTTATACTCTTTATAGTTCTATTATAAAAAGTAAAGCAATTAATCGTAGTTCAGTGGGTATTTCTAAAAACTTTGACTTATTAGACCCAACAGGAAAATATTCAAGTACTAATTCGTTTGGTTCAGATGGTGCTCTTTATCAAAACGATACTGACGGATTTTTAGAACTTACTATAGATAACATAAGTGATATTATTGCATTCTTTAATAATACACTTGCGTCTGTTCTTGCAGAAAATAAAGCTAATCAGTATTACATTCAGAATTATCCTAGATATACTATTACAAATACACAAGTAGCTCCTAACAACACTTGGGTATATTGGCAAACTAGTTCAGTAGATGCTTCTAGTGAATCAGGATATTTTTATAACATATCTGGTAGTAATAATACTCCCGCTTCGTTGGGAACCTTTACTACTACTAATGCAAAGTATGTTACTACTGGATCAATTTTAAGATTTCGTGCACCGTCAGGATTTTACTATGATGCCAACAATAGATTGGTAGCAGGGATCCCCGCAAATTCTGAACAATATTTTATTTGGACTACTGTATTAAACGTTATAGGAGACGGTAGTAATAACGGCGAAGGTGGTTTCGCTAATGGAACAGGACCCGTAACACTAAACGGATATGTTCCTTCAGGATCAATATTAGTTAGCGTTATACCTGTTTTTGACAACTCATTATCTGCTACTTTAATTAATGAGTGTGTAGTTCGTATGGAACTTGAACAGAATTTTACATTAGTATTCAATAACGCCCTTACTATAAATCAAGAAAGATGGACTATTAGACCTATAACCGACGAGAATTATTTTGTTAAATTTCAAAGTATGGGATCAGGTAGATATACTGTTACACTTAAGTCATTAACTTATTACTTTGGTAGTGTTGCGGATACTAGATTTACGTTTGCACGAGATGAGTTAGTATACGATCCGTTTACTGGAAAAATTATTCAAGACTTTATTAATGTTTTACAAGTAAATTCTCAGCCTAATTCTTCACAAAGTTTAGGTAAAGATGTAAAAGTTAATATTTTAGGACAAACTGTTCAATCCGACGGTTATGTAGATGATTTCCAAGTTGAAATTGCGGCTACTGATGTTAATAACAGTCAGTTAATCTTAAATCCAGATTTCTTTCAGCAAATTACTGGTTACGATAATACGGGTTCAAATATAGGAATATATGTTTTCTTTAGATTAATTCAAGATGCTATTAATTTATCAAGAGAAGTTATTGTTCCTTCTACTGACGTTGTGTATCAATTTGCTACTAAAACTCAAGTAGAAGTTGTAAAATATGATTATCCTCTAGGACAATTATTTTATGCATATACAGAGAATAAGTTTTACAAATCAGTACAAGATCAAACGGTAACTATACCTTCATATGTATTAGTAGAACAACTTGAATACTCAGTAAAACCGGGTAGACAAGGATTGTCTTTTCAATACAGACATAATTCTAATAATACTACTAGAATAGATCCAGCTACTACTAATATTATTGATCTTTATGTAGTTACGCAATCTTATTATACTGCGTATCAAAATTGGATTCAAGATTCAACTAACACAATACCTATGCCAGATATGCCAACGATCAATCAACTAAATCAAGAGTACTCACAAGTTCAGAATTTCAAAATGTTGTCGGATTCTGTGGTGTTAAATAGTGTTGTATTCAAACCGTTATTTGGTCCTAAAGCAGAACCTGCGCTAAGAGCCACAATAAAGGTAATTAAACAAAGTAAAACTAATGCTAGTGATAGTGAAATCAGAAGTGCAGTATTAACAGCAATGAATGAGTATTTTAATATTAACAATTGGAATTTTGGAGATACGTTCTTTTTCTCAGAACTAAGTGCATATCTACATGCTGAATGCGGAGAATTAATAAGTTCTGCTGTATTAGTACCAAATGATCCTAGCAAGCGTTTTGGTGATTTATACGAAATAAAGTGCATGCCTTATGAGATTTTTGCAAATGGGGCAGTAGCAAATGATGTATTGGTAGTAGCGGCATTAACTCCCGCTGAGTTACAAATTGGTAGGTAATCATTAAAAATGACAAGAATAAGAACTCTTAATTTTCTTCCCGAAATTTTTCAAACAAAAACCAACACTGAGTTTTTGTCAGCAACACTAGACCAGCTAGTAAATCCTCCTATCACAAAAAAGATACAAGGATATATTGGTAGTAAAGTAGGTTATGGTGTTAATGCTAATGATTATTATGTAACAGAACCAAATAAAACAAGAACAGACTATCAACTAGATCCCGGTGTTGTATTTACAAAAACTAATCAGTCAACTGCTCAAGATTTTATTAGCTATCCCGGTATTTTAGATGCACTAGAATTGCAGGGAGGAATTACTAATAATAATTCAAGACTGTTTGAAAGTCAGATTTATTCATGGGATTCATTTACTGATTTTGACAAAATAGTAAATTACAATCAATATTACTGGATACCTACTGGTCCTCCCGCAGTAACTGTGTCTTCTGCACTAGTCTATTCAACCAATGATTATATAGTTACTGATTTAGCTAATGGTTATAATATAAGAGAACTGGGAGCTTCTGCTGGCAGTACCAATCCTACTATCACTTTATTAAGAGGTGGTTCGTATAGATTTACAGTAAATCAGCCATCACAGTTTTGGATACAAGGAGAACCCGGTGTATCAGGATTCAGTCCTACTCAACCTAATTTGCCGGTACGAGATGTATATGGTGTTAGTAATAACGGAGCTACTCAGGGTGTAGTTACTTTTACAGTACCTAGTAAAGATGCACAAGATGAGTTTATATTCCCCGGTAACAACTTAGTTGATGTGATAAGCACACTACCATTTGAAGATGTCAACGGTGCTCCGTTGTCAGCATTAGGGTCAATTGATAGTATTACTTCATTGAACAACTTACGTGTTATGTGTTATGACACAGGTGTAGTTAATGAGATTGGTTATATTTCTGCATACTACGATGAAACTTCATTTGATACGAATGATAATGCATTAGTAGCTCCTTTAGTAGTTACAATAGGAAGTTCTAATTCATCAACTGATAGATTTACTTTATCAACTGGAAATACTAGTCAGCTAGTAGTTAACAATACTATTACATTTAACAATCCAGTATTTGGTGGAGTAACAGCAGGTACAATTTATTATATTAAAAGTGTAGACAGTTCTACGGAATTTACTATTTCTGATACATTGGGTGGAGCAACTTTTCCGCTTACTACTGATAGCGGAACAATGACCGCTAACGCAAATCAAGGATTGTATGAAGAAGGGTTCTATACAACAGTTAGTGAAAACTTTTACAGAATTACTTATGTAGTAGATCCCTCAGATCCTACAAATCCAATTATAAGATTAATACCCGACGGTTTAATACCAACTGAACAAAAAATAACAGCTACGTACGGCTCAACTTGGATTGACAGACAATTTTATAGAAATACGCTAGGTGTTGTTTCTTTAGTACCTTATATTACTGCACCGCTTGATCAGCTTTACTATCAAGATGGTACTTCTGCAAACAAAGTAGGTATTATTAGAATAATTGAAAATAATACCACGAATACTATAAATGTAGAAACTGATATTTTAGGTAAAAAGAATTACACTTCAACAAATGGTGTTGTGTTTACTAATGGACTAAAAGTAGAATTTGACGGTGACGTTATCCCGTCAAGATACTTATCCGGACAATATTACGTAGAAGGTGTAGGTTCGGCAATAGAACTAATTTCAGTTGAAACATTAGTATCACCTGAAGATTTTACTACAAGTACCTTTGTCCCGTTTGATACTACTCCGTTTGATTTATCAAACTTTGATAGTGATTTGTTTATACCAACAGATTTAGATTATATTACTATTGCTAGAAACGCAATAAACAAAAATGCTTGGTCTAGAAGCAACAGATGGTTTCATTCGCAAGTAATTAATCAAACTGCGATTTATAATAATAATCCATCAATAGTTACTGAATTCGCTAAAGCAGAAAATAAAGCAAGAAGACCTATTATTGAATTTTATCCTAATTTAGGATTATTCAACTCAGGTACTCGTGGCAAAGATGCAGTAGATTTCATTGATCAAAGAACAACTGATGCA